TATTGACTGGAATTTTAAGAGTTGCGAATTGGATGAAGTTGAGCCAATGTCAAATGAAATTTATATTTTTGTTACTGATAATGGAAATGTCAAGGCGTGTTGCGAGCGACCCCATAGCGCAAAATACATCCATTGGAACATTGAAATACCGATTGATGGCTCTAATGGTTGCCGAGACCATTTCGATGAAACTTGGTTTTCCTGCCAGTATTATTTTAATCTTTCAAAAGGTAAAAAGAAATTTATTGTTTTGGGTGGTGATAAAAGATTGGTCAGCGAACCGCAGGCAAAAGAATGGGATTTTTGCCATCTTGCCTATGTTTACGGCAAAAGAGCCGAACAAGTGGCGCAGTTAGAGGCACAGGGCTTTACAATGGCGCCAGTGGGATTTGATGACATAAGGGATAAGTCAATCGCCAAGAGCCGATGGGGACTTTGTCTGCATCAACATAATGTGCCAACGCTATCCCCTCAACGAATGACTTTATTCGCCTGCCGCAAACTGCCGATAGTGATTGAGGAATGCGACCCGTATCCATATAAAGTAATTAAATTACAAGATTTTAGACCATTGGAATATAAGGAATTAGCCGACGAGAATTTCCGACTATTCACCGAAAAATACAATTTTAAAAAAGAAGTGGAAGAAATATGCAAATCTTAATTACTGGCGGAAATGGGCTTCTAATGAGCTATTTACTACCTTTGATTGAGGGCGAAAAAGACGCTCCGTCTATTCAAGAACTTGATATTACTAAACCGATTATTCTTGATAAAAACTATGATTTTATCATTCACGCCGCGGCTTATACCGATGTAAGCCGTGCCGATAAAGAAGAAATAGAGATGGCAAATTGTTATCGGGTCAATGTTTTAGGCACAAGAAATCTTTGCAAGGCAACAGGACAAATTCCTTTTATTTACATCTCAACCGAATATGTGATTGACCCAGTTAATTTTTATGCTTTGACTAAACTGCAAGGCGAAAACGAAGTCAAGCGTTATAAAAAAGATTATTTAATTTTAAGAACGCTTTTTAAACCACGACCTTTTGAGCACCTAAGCGCAGTTACCGATCAGTGGACTACGGGCGATTATGTGGATATTATCGCTAAGGAATTGGCTTTCGCAATCAATCTTTATATTGGTGGTATAATAAAAGATGGAATTTTGAATATCGGCACTGGCAGGAAGTCAACTTACGATTTAGCCAGACAAACAAGACCAGACATTGAGCCAATCAAAAGAGCCGATATTGATGTAATTTTACCTTACGATACAAGTTTAGATTTATCTGAATGGCGAAAAATAAAAGCGAGATTTCAATGAAAGTAGGGTTTGCGGGGATAAAACAGGGTTGGCGAGAGTATTGGGCGGTCTATAAAGTATTAAAAAGTAAATGGCACGGTTCTGGTTTTGAAGCGGGCAAATTAGAAAAAGAACTGGCAGAATATATTGGCACTAAATATGCTTTGACGGTCAATTCTGGCAGTTCGGGGCTATTGTTGGCGTTGACCGCCCTTGAATTGCCAAAAGGGAGTGAGGTTTTGACTTCTGCTTGTGGCTTTCCAGCAACTTTAGCGCCTATTATCCATCTTGGTTTAAAGCCGATTTTGGTTGATTATGATTTGGCAACGCACAATATCGACATTGACCAAGTTGAGCGAGTTTTAAAAGACAACAACATCAAAGCAATGATAATAGCCCACACAATGGGCATACCAGTTGATTTAAAGCGTTTAATGCGTTTAGTTGAGGCATACCACATAAAACTAATTGAAGATTGCTGTGAGGCATTGGGGGCCAAATTTGATGGACAGGCAATTGGCAGTTTTGGGGACTTGGGAGTTTTTAGTTTTTATCCTTCTCACCAAATTAACGGCGCTGGTATGGGGGGAGCAGTAGTAACAAATAACAAAAATTATGCTCTGCAAATGCGTTCATTAAGAAATTGGGGCAAAATTGCCCGAGAACCTTATTTTATCGGCGACCATAAAACAGATTTTAAATCAAAAGTAGATGATTTGCCTTACGATGAGCAATATATCTATCAAACCATAGGTTATAATATGTTAATGCCAGATATAAATTGTGCTTATGCTCGTGTTCAACTTAGCCGATTGCCTGATTTTATCAAACGCCGCCGAGAGAATTGGCTTTATTTGAACTCTTATCTGCCTGATAAATTTATCACCCTACAAATTCCCCCGAGAGCCGAACCTTCTTACTTTGGATTTACCTTGACTTTCAAGGATGCTCAACCTTTATTAAGAGACCGATTATCGGCTCATCTGGAAAAGAATGGCATTAGAACTCGCCCCTTTTTTGCCGGCAATATTACCAAACATCCACCCTATCAAAATCTTGCTGGATATTATCCGGTGGCTGATTATTTGATGCAGAACAGTTTGTTTGTCGGTGTGTGGCCGGGTATTGGTAGAAAAGAACGGGAATTTATGGTTAAAAAAATAAAGGAATTTAATGGTTAAGAAGTTAGCATATTGTATTTTGCATTATGGAAAACCGTTTTTCAAATATGCTGTTGAGGCGATTTATCCTCAAGTTGACAAAATTGTCATTCTTTATACTCCCAAGCCCTCGCAGGGCTTTCAAACCGAATTAGAGTGTCCCGATACTCGTCAAGAACTTTACGATGATATTGCCCCTTTTATGGATAAAATTGAATGGGTTGATGGGGAATGGGAGAATGAAGGATTGCATACTGACGCCATTGCTCCTTTCAGAGAAGGATTTAACTGGCTGATAAGATTTGACTCTGACGAGATTTATCCCGAAGGTTCGGTTGACAACTATATTAAACAAGCCGAAAAGACACCTTTAAGGGAGTTCAGGATACCTTTTTTACACTTCTGGCGTTCTTTTAAATGGGTTTGTAAAGACGCCCAATGGCCAATAAGATTATACAGAATTGGCAGTGGCGAAGGTTTGGGTTGGGTAAAAGACGAACCAAGAGTATTCCATATGAGCTATGCTCAACCGACTAAATACATTACTTATAAAATGGAAGTTCAAGCACATAGATTAGAATGGCGACCAGATTGGTTTGAAAAAAAGTGGTTAACTAATGCCAAAGAGGATATACACCCAGTTTCTTATTTGCCAGTGCCTTTATGGAATGCAGAGGAATTTAAAGGTGAGTTGCCAGCAGTTTTGGAAAAACACCCTTATTTTTTAAAAGAAAGGATTGAATGAAAATTCTGCATTTGCCTCTTAACATAAAGGGTTCGGAACAAGTTGGCCAAGCCACAGGTATGAGAGAAGTATTTGACGAAGTGGTTGAGTTTGACTATTTGAATATGCCTAAAGATGAAGCCAACCAAAAGTTAAAAGAAATTGCTAAACAAAAATTTGATATTGGCTGGTTTCAATTACAAGAAACAAATTGGATATTGCCAGAAACTTTAAAAGAAATTAAACCATATTTTAAACATTTAGTCCAATGGAATGGTGATATTAGAGAGGTAGTGCCAGAATATCAGCAGAAAATAGGCAAATACTTTGACATCACTTATTTGGGTTTTGACCATATTAAACAATATCAACCATATTGCAATGAACTAAAGATAATGATGATAGCGGTTGACCCAGTAGAAGTCACAAGGCATTTTCAAAAACAACCTCAAGCCATAGATAAAAAAAATAAAGAAATTAAGATAGAAAAATTAGAAAAAGAATATGATGTTATTTTTATTGGTAATCATTACGGCAATCAATTTCCCGACTCGCAGTTTCGTTTGGATTTAATCAATCTTTTAAGGGGCAAATTTAATCTAAAAGTATTTGGTTTTAACTGGCCATTTGAAACAGAAAGATGTCCAGTAAAATCGCAAGGATATTATTATTCTCGGGCCAAAGTTTGTTTATCTATCAATCACTTTAATAATGTGAAGTATTATGCGGAAAGGTTATTGTGGTGTTTGGCCTCAGGCACGCCTTGTGTGGCCAAAAGGACGCCTAATTTAGAATTTTTAGAAGGCACACATTTATTGCCGTTTGATGATATGGACGAGTGCGTAAGATTAGTTGGTGCGGTATTAGACAGCCCCCATCAATTTGACGCTATGGCCAGCAGGGCTTTAAGTGAAGTGATGAAAAATCACACTTGGACAAATAGATTTAAGCAATTAAGAAAGGATTTGAATGTTTAAACGATTTGCTATTTTAGGGGAAATTGGTTCAGGTAATTTGGGCGATGATTTAGGTTATATGCTTTTAAAAAAATAGAAGAATTTGTGAAGAGTTATAAAGGAGGATTATGAACTTAAAACAAATTAAAAAAGCATTAAAACACGAATTACAAATAGCAATTGACGCTGGGGAGATGATGCTTGTCAGCCATCAGTTGGATATTCAATTAAAAAGTGGGGCAAGGATTAAACTGGAAGGCGATAATTTGACGCAAATTGAGAAAGAAATAGAAAATCACAAACAGACTATTCAGACCTTACGGGAAAATATCGCTTTGATGAAAAAGAAAATGGAATTATTGGAAAAATATGATGGGAACTTTGTTACAACAGAGAGCAGTTAAAAATTTGGTGGAAAATGGCGGAAAATCAGTATCTGGAGCAATGAGAAAAGCAAACTATTCACCGGCAACTGCTAAAACTCCAAAAAAATTAACTCAATCTAAATATTATCAGAGGATACTTAAAAAGTATCTACCAATTAACAAAATTTTAAGAGTTCATAATCAAGGGCTTGAAGCCAATAAAGTCATCTCTGCTCAAGTTTTTCCCGGGGGTAAAGATGGCAAACCGATTAACGATTTTATCGAAGTTCCCGACTGGCAAAGCAGAGCCAAGTTTGTAGAAATGGCCTATAAAAGATTAGGGTTTGATAATGTGGTTGAGCTTGGGCTTCACTTCCACCAGCACATAGAAAGCCAGCGAGAAAAGTATGAAGTATAAGGAAATTTTTGAAGATAATTTTTCAATAATCAACAAAGAGAGCCAAGTTGTCCCTTTTATTTTAAATAAAATCCAGAACAAATATCTATTAGAAGACAGCACTCAAAAAGATATAATTTTAAAAGCCAGACAACAGGGCTTTTCGTCTTTAATACTGGCGGAGTTTGCCGCTGATTTTATTTTAAAAGACAATTCTCGATTAGCGATTGTGGCCGATATTTCAGATAATGCGGAAGAATTGCTGGAGCGGGCAAAATTTTTTATCAAATCCTACGAGGAAAAGTGGGAGTTAAAAGTTCCCTTAAAATACAACTCTAAATATGAGATGGTTAATGAAGCAACCAATTCAAAATATACTATTGGCACGGCGGAGAACTACGACTTTGGGCGTTCAAAAACGATTACTAAACTTCACTTATCGGAAGCGGCTTTTTACAAGCAACTAAACAAAGTATTGGCCGCCGCCACTCAAGCGGTGGTGCCTACAGGTAAAACCACTATTGAAACCACCGCTAATGGATTTAATGAATTTAAAACACTTTGGGATCAGGCGGTGAGGGGTGAGGCAGGATATAAGCCGCTATTTTACAAAGCCAGCGATTTTTATTCGGCTGAATTTTTAGAACAAAAGAAAAAAGAACTTGGTAAAATGTTTCCTCAAGAATATCCCGAAACACCCGAGGAGGCATTTCTGACCTCGGGTGAACAATACTTTGATAATTTAATGCTTCAAGAACACTTAAAGGCAACTCAAACACCAATGACAGATGGGGTGCAATATGTTTAAACAATATCGCCGACTGAAAAATGAATTTATTGTTGTTGGCGGCGACACAGCGGCAGGCGGATTGGACTATTCAGCGCTTCAGTTTCTTTCTGCTACCAATTTAGATGTGCCTTTGGTCTATTATTCAAAGAAGATGGCTTCAGAGATGACTAATGAGCTTTTTCCTGTTCTAAATAAAATTTTTGAGGAAACGGGATATAGACCAGTGGTGGCTTATGAAAGACAAAATGGAGGCCTCTTTGAAATGGAGCGATTGGCTTCGTTAAACCGAGCCAATAAGTTCGAAGTCTTTAAAATGCCTTCCTTTGGACGCACAGAAGCCCCAGAGGCAGTTCGATATGGCTGGGATACCAATACTGCCACTCGCCCTAAAATGTTGTCAGATTTAAAAGATGCCGTAGATAAAAAACTAATTACAATTTATGACAAAGAAACCGTCAATGAAATGTTTGCTTTTGTGGTAATGCAAACTTCGTCAAGCTGGAAAGCCCAAGCGGAAAGCGGAGCACACGATGATTTAATAATGGCTTTGGCAATCGCTTGGCAATTATACCAAATATGTCCCAAGCCCTCACAAGTAGGGATTGAACAGGAGGCGCAGCGTGTCGTCAGACAAAGACAAAACGAACCATATTTTGAATAATCCGATATTCTGTCCGCACTGCAATACCATACAAGCCAAGCGGGGATTTTTAGTTTTAGAGTTTAAAAAAGAACAGTATTTTATTGCCCAGTGCTGGAGTTGCAAAGAAAAATATATCATTGATAAAAAGTGGCGAACGGCGAAAATCTTTTAAGCTCTTGACAAAAAGCTAAAAGTATGCTATAATGTAAATAAATAAACGGATATGTCCTTTACGGGTAGCCGTATAAGTATGACTCCCAAATGCTGGGAGTTTTTTTGATAACTAAAAAAGACCTCATTGACAGAATAAATAAAGGCTTCCAAACAACTTATGAGTTCCATAGGCCTCTTTTTGCTCAATGGAACAGAAACTTTAAAATGTATAAGGGCAAAACACCCGAGCGGAAGTATAAGTCAGAAGCCAATTTTCACGTGCCTTACGCCGCTACTTTGGCCGATAGCGTCTGGCCAATTCTGACCTCAAGACTGCCTTTTGCTAAAGTTGAGGGGCGCAATCCTGAACGGGATTATCCCGCCGCTGATTTGATGGGCGAACTTTTAGACTATACCTACGATATCAATAATTTTGAATATAAATTCTTGATGTGGCAGAAAAATACTTTCTATTTTGATACTGCTTGGTTAAAGGTAGGTTGGGACTATCAAGACGCCAAAACAGACCACCCCAAACTGGAGATTATTGATTCAAATTATGTTTTACCTCATAGGCGTAAATTAGAACTCGATGACCGCTGGCCGATATATCACTTTAGAGAGATGACCAAATCAGAGATGCTCGAGGCGGGATATAACAAAGACGCCATTAAAACTTTGAGTGATTCTAAACTTGGCAGTTCGGAATATCGCCGCAAAACTTTACAAGCAATGGGAGTCAGCACAGAGGGGGGAGAGTCCACGCACAAATCAGATGACTTGTATATGGTAGTGGAGGCGTGGCTCAAGATGAACCTTGAAGAAGATGAACTTGGGGAAGAGAGAATGTGCCGAGTCGTAATAGCCAACGAGGAAACGGACATCACACCCAAACCAATTAAAAATAAAAAGAAATATGAGTCGCCTTATAAACACGATTACTTTCCCTTTGTGCCGCTTTATTTCAACAAAGATGCCGCCTTCTTTCACGGCGAATCTTTAATTGGTGAGATTTATTCTCAAGGTCAAGAATTAAATGCTCTTGAGAATATGAAAGCGGATAACTATAAACGCAGAAATAATCCACCTTTAAAAATTAG